TACGGCCTCTGTAGACCCCTCCACGAGCCTCTCTCTCATCACAGATGATCTACAGGAATTATACAATGAACGAGAACATCAACCCGGACTACGCTGGCGTCTTGAAGCTCTTAACAGAAGCCTCGGATCGTTACGAAAAGGCGATTTTGGATTTATCTTTGCTCGGCCTGAGACTGGAAAAACTACATTTCTTGCTTCTGAAATTAGCTACTTCGCAGAACAAACAGTAAATCCTATATTATGGTTTAATAATGAGGAACAAGGTAACAAAGTACAAGTAAGAGTGTATCAAGCAGCATGTAATGCTACCTATACTCAATTACAATCTAATATACAACATTATCAAAAAATATACAATGAACTTACCAACAAATCCATTAGAATATATGACTCAGCGACAATCACTACCAAAGAAGTTTCATCACTTTGTGACAGATATGCACCTGGATGTATCATATTTGATCAACTTGACAAAATCAAAGGAATTGAAGGAGACCGTGACGACCTCAGACTTGGAGCAATTTACATATGGGCTAGAGAACTTGCAAAGAAATATTGCCCGGTTATTGGAGTCTGTCAAAGTGATGCAACAGGAGAAGGAAAACGATGGTTAACAATGGACAATGTAGCTAATGCTAAGTGCCTTAGTCCAGATACAAAAATCGTCATGTATGACGGGAGTCTCCGAAAAGTTGGAGACATCCGTGTAGGAGAGCAGGTTATGGGCCCAGACTCCACACCAAGAAATGTGCTAGACGTTTCCTGGGGAAAGTCAAAAATGTACTCAGTGCATCACAACATTGGTGGGGATGGTTATTTAGTTAACAAGGACCATATTCTTTCTTTAATTAAATCAAACAATGGTGCAGAGCAGATAGTAGACATCCCTATTGAAGAGTATTTAGCTATTAAATGTAAAAAACCTTACTTTGGCTATCGAGTTGGTTATGAACTATCTCGTAAATATTTTTCTATTGATCCATATTATCTGGGATTGTGGCTGGGTGATGGAAAGGCATCAGCCCCTGAAATTACGACACTAGAACCAGAAATTAAACACTATGTACTGGAATATGCTGAGTATTTGGGCTGTACTTATGTTGAGTGGCAAAATGGAGCAGATAATCCAAATTTAGTTCAAGCAAAGATTAAATACCGTCAAGGTGTAAAACATCCTTTGATGGAAAAATTACGTGAACTAAACTTAGAAAATAACAAGCATATCCCGGAACAGTATTTTCATGGAAGTATGGCACAACGTCGCTTATTATTGGCAGGACTGATTGACACTGATGGGACATTAATTAAAAGAAAACACGAGTATTACTCTTTCACTAATAAAAACAAGGATATTGCTTTTGGAGTAAAACGTCTGGCTCTTTCAGTTGGTATGTACTCAACTTGTGTAAGACGCGGGGAATACTATTATGTACATATCTCTGGAGACCTCTCAACAATTCCCTGCCTAGTTACAAGAAAACAGTCTACATATAAACCTTCACGAGATGTTCTACGGTCTTCACTCTTAGTCTATGAGATTAAGGATGAGATGGAGTACTGTGGTATTCTTATTGATGGGGATCATAGATTTATTCTAGAAAATTCTATTGTTACACATAACACCGCCAAACAAGCAGAAGCTGATTGGATCATTGGTATTGGTAAAACTCATAATGAAGCTGAAGAACATTTGAGATATTTATCTATCTGTAAGAATAAACTAATTGGTGATAGTGATACTGATCCTATTCTACGACATGGACACCTCACTGTTAAAATCAATCCTTATGTAGCAAGATATGAGGACTAATGGCTTACTTATTTCAACCTAAACATATTCTGTTAATCTCAAAGATTATTAGAAACTTTGTATTACCAGAAAAAACAAAACTTAAATTAGTAAAATCATTTGATCAATACTTCTTTGAAGATAATCCTATGTATAATAGGAAGAAGTTCTTTGATATTTCTATGTCTGTTCTAGATGATAAAGAAGTGTATAGACATTATAGACATATGTCTTGTGGAGATTTAAATGATTTAATTGTAAATAAACCAAAGCATCTATACTTATGGGATTATAATCCCATTTATTTTTGGACAGTAAATGAAATTCCTGTTAAATTATTAGAAAGTAAAAAAGTAACTCTAGCAGCATCAATAACAATACCATATGATGTTGACCTTGACGAATGTGGTTTTAATTTTAACTTACCAGAGGAACTAAAAGATGTTTAAACCTTGGCCAAAGATTACTAGATTAGAAAACAAAAGATCTCCTGTATTTACAGAAAAGATTGATGGTACAAATGCTTGTGTTATTGTAGCTTACCAAAATCCAGATGCAAATTCAATTGCTTCTTATGAAACTAATGAAGGAGTTATTAGTATATGGGCACAATCTAGAACAAGATTAATTACACCAAAAAATGATAACTATGGTTTTGCTAATTGGGTTAAAACTCATGGCGAAGAATTAATATCATTAGGAGAAGGACATCATTTTGGGGAATGGTGGGGACAAGGAATTCAACGTGGGTATGGATTAACAGAGAAGAGATTTAGTTTATTTAATACTCGCAGGTGGGGACCACATAATCCCAATACACCTAAATGTTGTCATGTTGTACCTATAATTCCTGTGCACTTTCCACAAGATGCTCTTGCTCAATTACAAGATTATGGCTCACTAGCAGCACCAGGATGGATGAAACCTGAAGGTGCAGTTATGTATGAACCTGATACTGATACATGTTTTAAAATTATTATGGATAAATAAATGAAATATGACATTCCTATTAACATCGCTGTAGAAGCAAAGACAGAGGAAAAAGCAGAACAATTTGTATTTGATTTTCTAAAGATGGCTACAAAGGAGTTTGGTGTTGAACAAAAGATTATCAATTGGGAATATTTTGAATTCCTACCTGAAAAATCCAGTTGTACTGGATGTGGAAACCACAACGAGTAATGATGGTAATCCTTTTGATCTAAAAAATAAATTAGTTCTTATTCAACTAAAGAATAAAGAAAAAAGTATTTATTTCACTAAGGAAGACTTTCATTTATGCTTGTCACACTTAGAAAAAGCTTCTCTTCTAGTAGGACAAAACATTAAGTTTGATTTACACTGGATGAGAAGAGAGTTAGGATATATACCTAAAGTTCCTATTTGGGAACTACAGAATGCGGAATTCCTATTCTCAAATCAACAATGGAAATATCCTGATCTAGACACCATGTGTAAAAACTATGGTGTTGGTGAAAAGATCCATACTATTGAGGAAAAATATTGGTCTAAGGGTATTGACACAGATGAGATTCCCGTGTTAGAATTAGCAGAATATGGTATTCATGATGTGGAACTCACATGGAAAGTATTTCAAGAACAGATAAAGAGATTCCAAAATGACATAAACAATAAGTTTCCTCTGTTTAGATTGCTATGTAATGATCTTCTTGTTCTACAGGAAATGGAATGGAATGGTATCATCTATGATGAAATTAATTCTTTAGTTAAATCAAAAGACATTGAATACAGTATTCTAATCTTAGAGGATAAAATTAATGAATTAGTTGAATCTGATGTATTAAATTATAATAGTGGTGATGATATTTCTATCCTATTGTATGGTGGAACCAAGGTAAAAAAAATTAGATTTCCCATTGGATTTTATAAAACGGGGGTTAAGACAGGACAACCTAGATATAAAATTATTAAAGAAACTATAGAATTTCCTAGAAGAGTTACACCATTAAAAGGAAGTGAGTTAAGTAAAGAAGGATTCTATGCAACAAACATTCTTACATTACTAAGTCTGAAAACCACAGGAAAAACTAAAAAGATTATTGATCTTCTATTAGAACGATCAGCATTGGAAAAAATAAATGGTACTTATCTAAAAGGATTTCCTAAAACTAGAGAAAAATATAATTGGCCTGTAAATAAATTACACTCATCATTGAATCAATGTGTGGCAAGTACTGGTAGATTGTCTAGTACTAAACCAAACCAACAAAATTTAGCAGACTTAGCTAAATCTTTTTGTATAACGAGGTATTAAATGAACACTCTAATTATTCCCGAAAGTCATGATACTGTAGGATCTGAAGATTACTATAGTACACTACAAGCTCTGTGTATGTATGTTGATAAGTTAGGTATTGATTTAGTTATTACCGATTTAGAAAAAGCACAACAACTCTATACAGAACAACAAAATACTAATTAAAATGGAATTCACTTTTCATATATCCACATTAATTTTAATGGGATTAGGTTGTTTTGTAATTGGTGCTTTTTTTATGTGGTTTTTAGATAATAGCTAATGCTCATTAATATAGATGTTAAATCTTTAGAATGGTGTACTTATTTATTCTTATCCCAAGATAAAATAGGTATTGATGAATGGCATGCTGTTCTACAAGATCCAACTAAAAATGATATTCATAAAGATAATCAAGTAAAATTTAATCTTCCGTCTAGACTTATTGCTAAGATCTTTTTATTCCGTTAACTTTCAGCGGAAGTAAAATTGTGTGAACTCAGGGGAAATCTAGAACAGACAATCCTGATCTAAGCTAAAACTCTTTACATTTCGTAGCTCTTATAGTATAATAGAAGTATGATTATATAAAAGGAGATCGAAATGAAAACATTTAAACAGAAACACTGTGCTTGTTGTAACCAACCTTATATACCAGTTGGAAGTTCTAGTAAATTTTGTTCAATACAATGTAGAACAACATTTTACAAACAAACTGGTAAGAGTAAAGCATGGCGTGATGTTTTTAATTTAAAAAACGGTGTTCAAGTTGGTGTTGGGTCTGGTGGACTAACAAAAACTTGGAAAGAAAATCCAGCTTATCAAAGTGGTAAACATGCTTTCATTGCACATGGTCGTCGTTTAAAAAACAAAGGCGAACCTTGTAATAGATGTGGCAAAGATTTAACTACTGCTGGTAGAGGTGACTGGTGCTCTCATCATAAAGATCACAATAGAAAAAATAATCACCCAGATAACTTAGAATTACTTTGTAAAAGTTGTCATCAAAAACACCATAAAGAGTTTATGAAAGAGCAACGACTATCCGAAATGGAGTACAGCCAAGTGGCTGGAAGCGCACAACACTCTTCTGAGTGATGATATAGTCTGATCTATATAGGAATATATAGCTGGATTAATTATCCGGATTACGTCTAACGAACGTAATTGAACATAATGTGGATTTATAGAGGTACAGCTTACGCATATTCTAAAGACCCTGATTTCACCTCTGTTAGTTCTAGTGTTGATTATTGGCAGTCTGTAATTGATTCTTATTATACAAAGTATAATGGTATCTATAGAACTCATAAACTATTTATTGAACAAGCAATAAGACAGGGATTTATCATTAGTCCATTTGGACGAGTACATGAGTTTAAACCAAAACAAACATACAAAGGATTAGTATATAACGAATCAGATATTACCAATCACCCAAACCAAGGCTTAGGTGCCGATGTTGTAGCTATGATCCGTGTAATGGCCAAACACAAATTAGATCAAGCAAAATTAAGTAACAGTAAATTAATTAGTACAGTTCATGATTCTATTATTGTTGATTCACCTGAAGTTGATGTAGAACCTGTTGCACGTCTTTTTTCTAAAATATTCCGGGACGTACCAAAAGTTTTATCACAACATTTCAATCTAGATTGGAACATTCCAATCAAAGAAGAGATTAAGGTCGGTCATAATTTACTAGAATTAAAAGAATATATTCTATAGGAGAATAATAATAATATGTCTACACTCTGCATTCAAATAGTATCAGTTGATATTGGTCAAGGTATGACCAAAACTAAAAAACCCTACAAATTCCTTGATGTTGTTTATAAAAACAAATCATATCAAGACAAAATAGAAAATAAAAAGATCATGCCTTTTGGTAGTAAAGAGGTCATGGATACACTAGAAACTGCTAGTAAAGGTGATATTTTCTATGTTGCCCGAGAAAAGAATGAAGGTGGTTTTTGGGACTGGACTAGTATTGAAGAAAGCCCTCCAGAAGATGAGAAACCAGTAAATACTGCTAAACCAGCTTTAAAGCAATCTTATGATCAGAAGGATGATCAAAAACAACTATTCATCATTCGTCAATCCTCACTAACTAATGCTGTTAATACACTAGCTGCTGGTATTGATCCTGACAATGTTAAAGTAGTAGCTCAGAATTATATTGATTTTGTATTTGGTAATAATGTCCCAACACCAGTAGATTCTTCTGATGAAGAAGATTACATTGATTGATGTTACTGATCTTATTTGTCTTTGGTGTGGTCATTTATTTAGCACACTTAAAAACGAAAAGGAAATTGTAAGATGTCCCAAATGTGGTTCTGCTAACTGTGGAAAACAGGAGCATAACTTCATTCCAGATATTAAAATTAATCCTCCTACACAACAACTAGGAAGTCGTTGGTAAATGCTACTTATTGATGGTGACATTGTAGCTTGGAGAACAGGAACTAAGAAATTTAATTGTAAGCCAGGTGACATGCGATTTTATTACCATTCCTGTTCTTTATTTATACAAAGAATAGTAACAACCTTAGATGATCCTGATATAAGAATATTTCTATCAGGAAAACTAATACCACATTTCAGAACATTAATTAATCCTGATTACAAAGCCAACAGAAAAGACTTAGTAAAACCACAAGAAGTAAAAGAATTAGAATGGTATTTACAAGATGTATTAGGAGCTGAAGTAATTGATGGTTATGAAGCTGATGATGCTCTAGGTTGGAATCAATCAGAATCCACAGTGATCTGTACTATTGATAAAGATCTTGACATGATTCCAGGAATGCATTATAATTTTGTTAAAGGTCTATGCTACTATGTAAACCAATTGACAGCATTAAAATTCTTTTATAAACAAATGTTGATTGGTGATACAAGTGATTACATTTTTGGTATTAAGGGAATTGGTCCAGTAAAAGCAGAGAAGTTATTAAAGGATACAAAAACAGAACAGGAGATGTTTGACATTGTATATAAATTATATAATGATCCTAAACGTTTTGTTATGAATGCTTGTTGCTTGTGGATCTTGAGAAATAAAGGAGAATTGTGGGTAAACAGACAAAACTTGATTTTACCAGAGCAATGCAAACAAGAGGTGGATCTGATGTTAGAATTTATGATGTCTTTGAATCTCGATATATAAATGGTGCTTATCATGAACCAGATGATGACGTATGGTATCCTATTCAATGGGATTGGAATGGTCATTACACTGATAAAAAATCAGCATCTGACTTAGTTAATATTTTAGATAATCAACCTAAGTGTGCATGAATCAAAGACGATCTAGATTAGAACAAAAATTTGAATATATATTAAATGATCTAAATGTACCATACACTTATGAAACTACTGTAATTCCCTATGTAATACCTGAGTCACAGCATAAATATACAGTAGACTGGTCATTTCCACATAATAGTATTCATATTGAAAGTAAAGGTTATCTGTCAGATAATGCAGAAAGACAGAAATATATACTAATTAAAAAACAGAATCCTGACTTAGATTTAAGATTTGTATTTTTAGATGAAGATAAACTATGTGGTGGTATGAAAACTACTCATGGTGAATGGGCTAAAAAACATGGATTTCCCTATTGTTCTATTAAGGATTATGATATAATTAAAGAATGGTTAGATGAATAATGCCCTATAAAGATATAAATAAAAATTTGATAAAGGCAGCCAGATATGTCTATTAAACATTGTGTCATTCCAGATACCCAAATTAGACATAGCGAGGATTTATCTTATTTAACTGCGATTGGTCATTTTCTTGTGGACAAAAAGCCAGATGTAATTATCCAATTAGGCGACTTTGCTGATATGACTTCTCTATCATCTTATGATATAGGTAAGAAGTCCTTTGAGGGACAACGATATGTAAAGGATATAGATGCAGCACAGAGAGGAATGGATCTGCTACTTGCGCCTTTGGTTAATTTCAACATACTTAAAAAGAAGAATAAAGAGAAGCAATATAAACCAAGACTCGTTCTCACCTTGGGGAATCACGAACAAAGAATTGAACGTGCCATTAACAACGATCCCAAACTTGAAGGTTTAATATCATATGAAGACTTGCCTTATAAACAGTGGGAAGTACATGGCTTTCTTTCTCCTGTCATTGTGGATAACATTGCTTATTGTCATTATTATCCCTCCGGTATTTTTGGCCGGCCTATTACTTCTGCTTCCTGTATGGTTAGCAAATTACATATGTCTTGTATTGCTGGTCATCAACAAGGCAGACAGGTGGCCTATGGAAAGAAAGCTGATGGAACAAACATCACATGCATCATCGCAGGAAGTTGTTATGAACACCAAGAAGGTTATTTAAACATACAAACAAATAATCACTGGAGAGGACTCATTATGTTAAATGAAGTTAATAATGGTTCCTTTGATGAGATGTTTGTATCCCTACGATATTTACGAGAGAAATATGGCTAAAAATAGTTGGAAATATGTCATTAAAGACATGAAGAAAAGAAACAAAGGGGGTATGAAACAGTATGGTGTCCCTTTAACTCCAGAGACTAAAAAAGATTTCATAAAAGAAACTTATGAAGAACTACTAGATGCTGTTGTTTATCTCCGTTCTGAATTACAGTTACGGAAAAATAAATTTATAGATAATTTAACTTGTCCTGGATGTAATGGTATTCCTGATAATGGTTTTGACAGATGCGTACCACCATCTCCGTATTATTGCACTAAATGTTCAGCACAGCAAAACCAAATAAATCCTATTAAAGATGAACAAGATTCTATCTTTCACCCTTACCCTTTTAAGGAAAACAATTAATGAATGCAAATGAGTATCAAAAGAAAACTATTGACACTGCTATCTATCCAGGTGCAGGTACAGGAGATAACAGAGAGCTAGTGTATCTAGCTTTAGGTTTATCTTCAGAAGCTGGTGAAGTTGCAGGTAAAGTTAAAAAGTTAATTCGTGATGGTTTGTTTGAACCAAAACAACTTGGAGCAGAACTAGGGGATTGTTGCTGGTATATTGCTAGATTAGCAGAAGCTTTAGGTTATGACTTTGAGACTATCCTACGTTGGAATTTTGAAAAACTTTCAGAACGTTTAGTAAAGAAAACTATAGGTGGATCTGGAGATAATCGTTAATGAACCTATATAATGTACCTAGAAATTGTTACATTCGTATATATGATGAAAAAGTAAATACTCCTCCAGGAGCACCAAAGATATATAAAGATTTACATTTCCATCATATAGATGGAATGTATTCATACTGCAAAGATATATACACAGGACAAGTATATCACATTGGTGCATCCACAGAAGTAGTTATGATTTGTAATAAAGATGGTAATCCTATTAAGACAATAAAAGAATATGAAGATCAGTGATTGTAAAGTGGAACTCATAGACAGCATGGGTACAGATTTATCTGTAGTCAATGCTGCTAGAGTTTCGTTTAATAAAAAAAGTTATTATATGTATGACGATGATGATCCTTCTGTTGAATATGTATCTGATAAAGATCAGAAATTATTGAAATATTTAGCAGATCATAATCATGTTTTACCATTTGCACATGCATTCTTATCTTTTAGAATCAAAGCACCTATTTTTATTGCAAGACAACTTGGTAAGCATCAAGTAGGTCTTGCTTGGAATGAGGTTTCTCGTAGATATGTAGATGAAGAACCTGAATTCTTTTTCCCAAAAGAATGGAGAGGCAAACCTAAAAATTCTAAGCAAGGTAGTGATGGAATTTTTGATCCTAATCAACCTTTATATGATCTAAATATATGGTCAAAAAACACATGTGCTTCCAATTTATCAGTATATAATGAGCTAATATCAGATGGTTTATGTCCAGAACAAGCAAGAATGATTCTTCCACAGAATATGATGACAGAGTGGATATGGTCAGGATCACTACTTGCATTTATACGTGTGTGTAACCTACGTTTAGATCCACATACACAAAAAGAAACACAAGATGTTGCTAATAAAATTGCCTATCATCTTGATATGAGATTCCCAGAGTCATGGGGGGTATGTAAAAAATATATTGAAAACATTTGAAGAAATTTGTGAGGATCTATTAAAAATTGATGAAATAACATTGATGGAAATTCTAGATATAAGTAGTGAGGATTTAATTTCTAGATTTAAAGATAAGATTGAAGATAAGATTGAATACTTTGAAAATGATTTAGAAGATGATGACTCTGATTAATTTAGATAAGAAAAAACAAGATCCTAAATTAAAAGAAAAACATAAAGAAAGAAAAATAAAAAAAGATATGTTAAATAAAATCAAAAATGACGAGTGGCATTTAGAAGTAAAAGATTATAAAAAGAATGATTAAATCTTATTTTAATAATCCATTCAGTGAAACTATATTTAAAGTTAAGTATGCACAAGGTCCTGATGATACTTGGGGAGCACTAGCAGAACGTGTTGTTGATCATGTTTGTGGTAATTGGGATAATCGTAATGCTTTGATGTCTAAAGATGATAGACAACAATTAACTCAATATATCAAAGAATTTAAATTTATTCCTGGTGGGCGTTACCTATGGTACGCTGGTAGAAAGAATCAATATTTTAATAACTGTTATCTGCTAAGAGCAGAGCATGATACGAGGGAAGAATGGGCAGATTTAACACAAAGAGCTGTGAGTTGTCTTATGACTGGTGGCGGTATTGGAATAGACTACAGCATTCTACGACCTTCAGGGAAACCATTAAGTCGTACTGGTGGCTTATCTTCAGGTCCAATACCTCTGATGCAGATGATAAACGAAGTTGGTCGTGGCGTTATGCAAGGGGGATCACGGAGGTCTGCTATTTACGCCTCATTGAATTGGCAACACGAAGATATACAGGACTTTTTAAAGGCAAAAAATTGGACTCCACAGATACGTAATTTAAAGACAGAAGATTTTAACTTCCCAGCAACATTAGATATGACTAATATCTCTGTCAATTATGATGATTCCTGGAAATTTGATCCTAAAAATCCTGTTTTCTTGGAGAATTGTAAACAAGCATTAAAGACAGGAGAACCTGGATTTAGTTTTAACTTTGGAGATAAACAAAATGAAACACTTAGAAATGCCCCACTAGGCCCAGAGACTTATGTCCTTACTGTAGATGGGTATCGCCAAATTAGGGATATTGTAGATAAAGTAGTAAAGGTTTGGACTGGTAAACAATGGGCTAATACCGTTTTCCGCAAGACATTTGAAAACGCAGAAGTAGTTAGGGTCCTAATGTCTGGAGGAAGAGAAATTATTGCCGAACCATCTCACGAGTTCTTTTTGGAAGATGGAACTAAAAAAGCAGCTTCCGATTTAGACGAAGGAGATAACCTACTTATTCAGCTAAATAACGAAGTAGATAGTTTTGAATACAAAGACTACTACACCCTCGGCTATATCTATGGGGACGGCACTTTTCATAAGCTCTATCCTAGAGCAGAAGTGACGTTCTGTACCGATGCCAGCAGGGAATGTTTTGAGGGCTTTGATAAAAATCTTTTGACTTCGTGGAATTACTCTGATTCTAGAGGCTATCTGCGGGCATATACAAAGAATCACAATCTTTTCTCTAATCGGCATAAGGAGGTGTTTCCAGAGGATTTACTGGGGTCCAAGACTGGTACTGCACAGCAGTGCAGCTTTTTAGCTGGTCTTTTTGATGCTGACGGAAATTATGTAGAAACCAGAGGAACAGTTCGAGTGGCCTCTAAACATAAAGAGTTTTTACAGGGAGTTCGTAGGCTTTTAGAAAGCCTGGGTATTTTGTCTGGAATCTCTACGGCAGGTAATTCTACCTACGGAGATTCTCAGGGCTATATGTTGACAGTGTACTCTGAATTTACTTCTAGATTTGGAGAAATTATCCCTACCCGAAGACTAAAAGTAAAACCATACACTTCATACCGAAAGGCTAAAATTAAAGTTATTAGTGTTGAGGCTGCCGGATTCTCAGACGTTTATTGTTGTGATGTAGGAGTCGAAGAACATGCGTTTATGGCAGAAGGGATCATTGTCTCTAATTGTACGGAAGTTACAAGTGAAGATGACAGTGACGTATGTAATCTTGGTAGCGTTAATCTCGGCAATATTCAATCTCTGGAAGAATTTGCAAGTATCG